CTCTGCACCGTTACTAACTTCTAACGGCTGGTTGAGGAATAGTGCCAGCATTTATCCCACGTGCCATTGGTTCTCCTCAATGTCATTTCAAGCACAAACCGACAGCAGAAGCTTCTGCTGTTGGCCTAGATATTGCTCCAACTCCAGAACCTCCTGCGCACATTGCAAACTTAGCATCTACAGCAGCCTTCAAGTCATCTATAGCTTTTTGTAGGTCAGCCTTACGAACTATGCCGTCATCTGCTGTAAGACCCTTCTTGCCAACCTCAAATAGTGGTGTTTCAAAGTAAACATCAGTTGCTGAAACAACTTTTACATCACCAGTGCTCAGAACTGTAATGACCTTGTTTTTGGCGTCGAACAGCACGTAGCCCATGTCTCTGAATTTGATGATAGCTCTATTGGGGTAGTCCTGTTTCACCTCGTCTGGGACGTCCTCGGGCTTCAGAGGGTGTGCTCCAAGGTACACTGGGTTATCAATAGACCCTGAAGGCAGTATCACTTGAATAGACGCACCTATTTTTGGCACCATAAACACAGCAGAAGACCCATCACAAACTGGGAACTGAGGCTCCGCCCAATTGGGGTGCTCTTTGCCTCCAAGCAACTCATCACTCTTGAATTTGACCCTCCCCAGCTTAATCGGGTCTTCATTATTCGTAACGATTGCTGTAACCAAATTCACTAGCATTATGACACCCTGTACAAGTCAAGTTCTGTGGTAAACACAAAGTCTTCCCCAGAAATTATGTGATGTGTGTACTCATTGATTCTGTAATTCCCGTCTAAGCTAGGGAAGAACTTGGGTGTTATGCCTTTGAACTGGTGTATTTCTCCTATCTTCAACTGCTCATTACCAAGCACAATGGCCTTGGCAGTCATATAGGTCTCATTACGCTGTTTGACTAGCCCATCAAAGAATGCCTTAGCTTCTTTGCCATTCTGAAATCTTAGGCCACTGATTACTTCTCTAACAGTAGCATCACCAGCTACTTCTGCCTCTAGCATGATAGGCCCTCTTTCTTCTGCTAAGAAAGCTACCATTTTAATTTGGGCCTTATGCTCTACTTCTCCAGAGACTTCTGGCGAAAATGAATTCACAGGGCTAGGATTAGCAGAGTAGTCATACACAAATGTCTGCTTTTGCCCGATACTACGTGGCGCGTGGAAGTGCATAACCCACTTTCTTTTGAACACGTCGAACTCAAAGTAGAATTCGTACCCGTTGCGCATAGCAAGGTCTCTGAGGAACTCAAAATCAGTGAGTTTTGATTGTATTCGTGATACAGTGGCTTGAGTATCTTCAATGTCTGTTTGTACACCGTATTTGCCAGCTATAGTACGTGCTATCTCAGAATCTTTAGTATTGTTATACGTTTCGTCTTCGTGTTTAACTGCCATATCCCTGCCCTTGTCCCTGGCGATGACAGTCAACCTTTGGCTTGCTATATCAAGCCTGTGCTTATGTATTATTCCTGCCCCTAGAAATGTTTCGTTGCCCCAGCCACCAAATAGTACAACTTCCCTCCCCTTAGAAAGAATGTACTTGGTGCTAGAGTTGTCCTCTACAAGAGGGCAAGTTAGGTCTATTTGCATTTCTGCCATTATATCTCTGGTTTTATTGAATGAAATTCTGTTGATAAGTGCCTTCAACCCGTTGTCTATTGGGGTATTGTCTAAGTCCATAGACCAGGAGAATTTGTCTTCCATTTAGAATGGCCTTCCAGAAGAAGCCCCCAAAGAGGCCGCCAGCCCTTCGGAGACAGTCTTCTGCCGTTTGACTATTGCGCCTGCGCGTTCTGCTTCTTCCTTGCCGGAGGCTTGGACAGTAGCAAACAGCTTCTGGTCACCTACGATAAGGGTAGCATTGACTGTAATAGGATTGGCCTTCAATAACTTACGGAAGTCTTCAACGTTTAACCCTTGTAGGGCTTGCCCTTCAAACTCCTGGGCTTTTGGAGAAGTCTTGCCTCCCCAATGTGCAGTGAACCCTATGTTGTCGCTCCACCCCATAACAAATTGAGACCCTGGGAACTTTGTGTTTACTTCAGTAGATATGTAATCAGCCATGGCCTTGTGCGCGATACGGAGTTTTTCGTCATCTGAGAGATTAGGATTGGCTTTAAGCGCTCTAGCTAGAGCCTCAGTACCAGCTACCATAGCTGAGGCAGAAGTAGCATTGGTTGTTGTAATACCGTACTTCTGGGATAACTTGTTCCTAAATTGTTCCCCTGATTTGTCAGCTGCTTTAACAGCAACGTCTGCTTCAGTGTTTATCTCGTGTAGAGTAAACATCAATTCTATCATCCTAGACGCATAGCCTATAGCCGCCACCCAGAGAGCGCCTTGCAGTATGCCTGGTATCGGGGTCTTTCCTATAGCCATCAGTGTACCCCCTAAACCTTTCCCCTGGGAGGCAGCAAACTTTAAGGCAGTTCCCCAAGCTGATAAAGACCCCCAAACGCCTTGAGCTGTACTCGCCAAGTTCCCCCACTGTAGCATTATTCCTGATGGTAGATTTATTAGGTATTGTAAAGCGCCTAAACCAAACTTGAACATACCGAAAAACATAGCAAACTTACCCAAAGTCATAACAACTGAGGTCAGGCCTGATACAATTTTTGGGTTGTTTTGAGCCCAAATTGCCATGCCTTCTATAGTACCATGAAGGTTCTTCAAGAATTCTAGAGTGGCAGGAGTAGCTGCCTTTCCTACAGCGTTTAAGAATGTTTCTGCAGTATTTGTTAGCATTTTCCACTGGTTTTTAACCAGCCCCATTTGTTCCTCTGACCTCTTTTGAGACAAATTACTTTCTTCTGCTAATTTGATTTGTTGTTCTAGGTACTTTATAGCTTCTTTGCCATACAGGGTCACATCTTTGCCATTTATCTTTGCGTTTATGCTAGTAGCCAAATATGCATTGTACAATTGGCTCCTAGGCCCCCAAATCTCTTGTGCCTTAATTTGTTTCTGGTAAGCATTGTACCCTTTGGCAGTCATCTTGGCGTCATACTCAGCCAATATGTCAATTATGTTCTTATAGCCAGTCTTTTTGTCATAAACCTGTATGCCTAACGCTTCTAGTATGCTGCGAGGCTTTGTATTTTTCATAAAAGTCAAAGCTGTTTTGACTTTCATGCCAGCTTCTGCTGCTTTGATGCCTAGATTTCTGTATGAGCCAACCAAAGCCATGACTGTGGACAGCCCCTGGCCCATTCCTACAGCTGCACCAGCTGAGGAAGCCATTGCCCTGCCAATCTCGTCATAGTTGAACATAGTTATATCTTGGAGTTTGATCATAGCGCTGGTAACTTTGTTAGCATGTTCTGCTTTGACGTTGTACTGGTGCATAATAGAAGTAACATCTCTGATTGTCTCTCCTAATTCAGTACCGCTGACTGTTGTATAGTCTAGCATAGACCCTAGCATCTTTGATGCTTGTGCTCCTGAGTAACCAGCAGAAGCAATTTGGTACATGCCCCAAGCGGCTTCTGCAGCGCTAAACTTGGTTGTCTGGGCAGTTTTAATGGCCTGGGCTTCGAGGGCCTTCATTTCTTCATCGCTAGACCCTGTGACCTGCTTAAGATAAAGCATCTTTTCAGCAAAGTTACTAGCGTGCCCTGCCAGGAGCATGGGGCCAAAGAAGGCAGCAGCCCCTCCAAAGAAGTATTTAATGCCGCTTGCTGCTGTAGTAATGGCTTTTGATACACCAGTGTTGTATGTCTTCATGCCGTTGATTTCGGCCTTCAGCTTCTCTACATCAGCGCGGGCACGGCGTATTTCTGCGGATGCTACGTTTTTGAATGTGAAAATAGCGCCAATGCCAAATACTTCTTGGAAAGCCATTATCTTCTCCCTAGTGTAGCAGCCATTAGGTGCTCATGCTCCTCCTGAATTACTTTATTCAGTTTGTTGAGGTATTTCAGCTTCTCAGAAACAGAGAGGTCTAGTAAATCTTTGAACAAAAAGCTGCCAGAACTAGCTCTCATCAGCCTAGTGTCCAGCTCCATCAAGTCTTCCTCCTCAACGAGGAAGTTGATTAGACGAAAAAACTTGTAAACTCCCAACCAACCCTGTACGGATTGATAGAATTGCACTCACCGCACTTGAAAGTCATGATGGAATTGATTCCCGGAGTTAGTTTGTTTATAGCTTCATTGAGTTCATTGATAACCGTGCTAGGCCAGTCCTCTACTATTTCTACAGGCAAAGGAAACTCATAGCCAACCAAAGTAGCGCACTCAGCTACAGTAGCCATCTTGGCCTGAGAAATGTCGTCTAGCAGCTTAATTTGCCTGTAAGACATGCCCTGTATTTTGGCCTTGGTGTATTGCTTGTCACCAATGCTCACAGGGCTAGACAATGTTATTTCAGCTGCGAGGTCAGCCTCAGACTCTGCTACATCAACAGCCAAGTCATTGAGGTCAATAGTATAGGTGCTGTCTGTAGAACAATTGGGGCAGGTTAGGGTCATTTTAACCTTCGGCCCCATAGCCTTTATTCGGGCCAAACAATACATGTAATAAGCGTCGCCCAGGTGTATGCGCAAAGAGTCGAACAGCTGTTGCCGCTGTTCTACTTGTATTGGTTGACCAGGCTGTTCTACTGGGAACTGTGTAGGCCCATAAGACTCTAACAGAACTGCCAGGCAGGCCCGCACTTGCCCTGGTAAGTTCTGGGACAAGCCGGGCTTGGCATTCATTATCTGATAAATTGCCTTCTCCCTTCTTCCAGTAAGGTTAAGAACTGAAAAAGGGATGCGGGCAGCTGGAAGGTTGAACCCAAGAGCTTTGACGGTAGAGGTTTTCATACGATTCTCCTACTGCTATGTGTTTTATACCCATGTATTATATCAGCACAACAAGCTATCGCCGCATCTCGACGACGAGAGCGCGGAGTTTAGAATAAGGGCTTGATGTCGTCGTAAGCAAAAGTGAATTCTACCATGGCAGCGTCACCCTGATTAGCCAACTCTGCGTCAGGTAGAGTCTCCCCGCTAACGAACATGCCTTTGATGTTCCAGGCTTTGAACTTGCGGTCGCTCTTGGCCAAGAAGATTAGCGTACCACTTTTCTTGTAGTCTGGGTCAACAGGGTCTTGGCCCATTTTCTGCCACTCTTCAAGAAGACGAACTTCAGCAAAGTGATGGGCAGGGAGCTTCGCAGTGAAATCGCCTGGCTTTGTTCTGCCGCCACTAACTCTGGTAGCATCAGGCAGGTCTGCTGTTTCCATTTCGGCTTTTAGACCTTTAATTTCTACAAAGAGAATCGGTATAAAGCCAGCCACCAGCAACTTGCCCTTGTTTACAGCGAGTTCGTCAGGAGCAATTACACCTTTGATACTGGACATATCATTCCTCCGTATTAAACAAGAGACTGCTCAGTGATGGCTGCCCTACC